GCTCTTGTCTAAGGGAGGGATCTGTGCATAGTCAGCAACACCAACTACAACTTTCTTTAAGGTTCCCCATTCATTTATCGTGGACATATAATAGACTCTAAGTACTCTGCCCAAGCACTGTGCCCGGCTTCGTTAGGATGCCCGCAGTTAAGAAAATATTTAGAATCTCTAAGATCTTCTCGTTCAACGCAGGCGTACTGCCATTTTTTATCAAAATACTTTTCTGCAAATTTTTCAGTTGTTATATTATCTTTATGTAAAAATCCAAATTCAAAAATTGGAATTTGATATTTAAATTTTACACCTTGCAAATTTGCAAGAAACTCTAAAAATGAATTATCTAAAAATTCTATATGCTTTCTTGCAGGAGTATCACCGAAGACGCTGAACATTATAACGGGTACACCTAAAGATGTTACTCTAGACATATAGTATTCCCAAGTGTCTAATATATCATTGAGTGAATGATCCTCAAACCATTGATCTCTTTTTGCAGATAGTTCTGGTTCAACATAACTTAATGAAAACTGTTCAGAGCTTAAAAACTTTGATTTAAAATATCTAGTAACTCCACTCCATCCGATAATACACAGATCCGGTCTATGCTTTTTAACTAGCTTTTCAGCAGTCTTAGTAATTGTTTCGTTATCAGAACCGCCGTTAGCACCTACAATAATTTCAGCATTGATTCTACGCCCTAGTACCTGAGGCCACGCATTTAACGGATCAATATCCCAACCCTTGGTCCAGCTATCTCCGACACACACTATCTTCATTGGAACACCTTCATATCTGGTAGATGTGGGTAGTCTCTGTAGGACCATTGTTTGGGAATCGTTGATGCAGCTTCTTGAAATTTATCTAATCCTATTTGCGCAGTTTCTGGAGTCATATAATAATGATATCCTACAGTATCAATATCTTGGAGCATCCAAGGAGCATCACCACTCCGTCCATCATAACTCATTTTTTTTAATTTAATGGCAGTCTGTTTATCGTCGGTTAATATCATACCGCCTCTACCTAGGTTGAGATGTTTTTTATATTGAAAGCTCAAGCACATCAAGGTATTGGGGATGTACCCGTTCCTTTGCCAAAATACAGCAGCATCAATCACATTGGTATTGCCTAAGCAGTAATAGTCACTCCAGTGTCGATCATCGAATGTCCAATTGATGTTTAGTTTTTCTAAAGTGAAGGGAATAGAGATATAGGTGTGTGAAGGGCAAATGGCCTTAGATACTTTATGATATCGTAATGAAAGTTCTATTGCGTGGGTGCAACAGTCTGTTGCAACTGCGTACGGAGCTCCAAAAAAGTCCGCAACTTTCTTTTCGAAATCTTCTACTATTTTAAACATACCATATTTATTAATATAAATATCTGGTCAGTTTATTTTTCAAAGAGGGTTTTATGAAAATTGGTTTTATTGGAGTTGGTAAATTAGGAATGCCTTGCGCTGAAGCGATTGCGCAGAAAGGACATACTGTAACCGGATATGATATAACAGATAGATACAGCAATCATATCGATATAGTTAATACTATAGAAGCCTGCGTATACGATAAGGACATTGTGTTCATTGCTGTGCCTACTCCACACGATCCAGCCTACGATGGTCGAGCTCCTACAGCACACCTAGAGCCAAAAGACTTTTCTTATGACATTGTTGTAGAGTGCCTTAGAGAAGCAAACAAGTATATGAAAAAGGATCAGTTATTGGTTCTTATATCTACAGTATTACCGGGAACAGTAAGACGTGAATTTGTTAAGCACGTTACTAATGCTAGATTTGTTTACAATCCATATTTGATTGCTATGGGATCAGTGGCCTGGGATATGGTTAATCCTGAAATGGTTATGATTGGTACAGAAGATGGAAACGAAACCGGTGATGCAAAACAGTTAGTAGATTTTTACAAGACTGTTATGGAGAACGAACCTCGTTATGTTATTGGCACCTGGGACGAATGTGAATGTATCAAAGTATTTTATAACACTTTCATCTCTGCTAAAATTGGTCTTGTTAATATGATACAGGATGTTGCTATTAAACAGGGCAATATAAATGTGGATGTAGTAACAGACGCACTTGCCAAATCAACAATGCGTATTATGGGACCACAGTATATGAAAGCTGGTATGGGAGACGGCGGTGCTTGCCATCCTAGGGATAATATTGCTCTACGATATATGGCACAAGAACTAGGTCTAGGGTATGATCTGTTTGACAGTATTATGAATGCTCGCGAAATACAAGCAGAAAATCTTGCTAAAGAATTAGTCAGTCACGCCAAGCAAAATAGAATGTCGATCTTTATCCACGGCAAGTCCTACAAACCTGATGTAGAATATCTCGATGGTAGTTACAGTTTATTAATTGGACACTACTGCGAGCAGTTAGGATATGCACCTACATACATCGATCCGCTCACAGGTGATGACATCGGCGGAGTATATGGAGTTGTACTATTAGCACACAACAAAAAAGTTACCTACGAATATCGTGGCTTTGAAGAACAACAGAGTCTTTACTGCACAATAGAAAAAGGGTCAATCGTAATTGACCCTTGGAGAACTTTTGATCTAAATAACAAAGATTACAAAGTAATTCACTACGGTAATACTAGAGCATAGTTTTAGTAGAATCTCCGATATCCTTTTTAAGTTTATCGATATCAACTTTAAAATCCATTTTCTTAATTGTATCTTTATATTCCTGCATTGTTTCTAACAGCCGGTCGGCAATTTCATCAGGATTAGAATCATTTAACTGTTCTTTGATGTCAATTTGCCAGACACGACCATTATCGAATTCAATGTGAACAGTGACTAGATAAGCCACCGGCATTGTATTCATATACAGGTCCTCAAAAACTTCTGGCCACTCTTTGACTAAATGTCTTGGCGGCCTAAATAACGGTTTAGGCACTAGTTTCTTCTACCGTCTTAGTTGTTTTCTTTTTTGGAGGATCTAACTCGTCTGCTTGTTTACGAAGCTGTGCGGCTTCCTTGTACAATGCATCAGCTTGGCTACGATACGATTTAGCAATATCTGAATCAGAAAGAACTGCATTATCTGCGGCCTGTGCTTTAATAGGAGCAGCTTCTGGAGCTTTTGGTGATTTAGTTTGTGCTTTAACTTTCTCAGCTTCACCGCCTTTAACAAAAGTACATAGATCGTCGATCGTACAGTTCTTTTGTTCAGCAATCATAACATTTAAGTCTGCTAAGATCACTTCAGCATTTGGATTTGGAGTCATAAGCACATTATCTGTTGCTACTTTTTGCAATCTGTTATCTTGTTGCATTGCTCGTAGCATAGGACGGCCATCTGGGAATGGACGAATGTGCATAATCTCGCCAAACTCGTATGCGTCTTGTGCCTGTTCTGTTTCTACTAGTTTCATAATAGAATCGTGATACTGATCAGGTAGTGTTGCTGTTGGTAATACGAGAGACATATTAGACTCTCCGGGCAGTGTTCTAAAAACTACAAGTACTCTAGCACCTGTGTTCTTTACTTTACCGACGTGTTTTAAATTCTTGGCCATTTTAAGCCTCCTTTTTTGCAACCGACTCTAGGAATGTGTTTAACTTATTAAAAGTTTTACCTACTGCCTCTAGTTCATTTGCTTTGAACGCTCCTCTCTGTGATGCCACTTCAACGATACTTCTCAATGCTGCAAGGTCGCTGATGTTTAGTTCTGCTTGTGGTTGCTCCGGCGCTGCCTCTGGGGCTGCAACTGGTGCTTCAACGGTATTTACTTCTGTCATTTAGTTTCTCCTTAAATGTGGACAGGCTAACATAAAGTATGTTAGTTCTTTCTGATCTTCAAATGCCACAACTGTGGCTGATTTCAAGTTACCTTCTTGGTCGATTACAGGCGTTCGGGTAATACAATATCTACCCTTCAGCTTGTTTATAACCCATTTTTCAACAGATCCCTCAAAGAGGTCTCCGTCGGAAATTTTAATCTTAGAGAAATGCACGGGCAAGTACCCGGTCTTTCTTTTCTTCAAAACGTCAATTGGATTAAGTTCGAACATTGTGTAATATTTATATGGCCAGTTTATTCTGATTGTGATTCTTGGCTAAGTCTTCTAGCTAGAGCTTTGTTATATCCCATCTTTCTTATATCTCCTGAAAAGAGATACAATTCAAATGCTGATTTTTCCTTCATAACAATGATAAACTTCTTTGTAATGTAAAATGGGGATTCGATAAAGTTGTCTAACCAAAGCAGTATCTGCGGAGTTATTGCAAAGTCATTGGGGAAGTCAACTTTATATGTCTTTATTTTAGATTGTTCTTCGATGAATGTCAATGCTTGTTCAGTCAAACGAAGCCCGCCTTGATCTTTATCGCGGATGTTCCACCACCAAACAGGCCGAAACTTTTTTAGAGTGTCTTCGTTGGCTTCTACGTTTGCTGCCTGAAGGAACACCTTTGTATAGGTATCCTTAATATTCAATTTAATCTACCTTCTCACCTTGGGTGAGTTTGTAAACAGCAAAGTCTTTAGTTTTAAATAACCTATTGAGCTTCTTGGCCAGGTTGTGTGCGTGTCCGGGATTGCTAAATGAAACTTTCTTATATTTTGGTCCGGGATAACTTGCTACAAGACTACCGCTCTTTAGGTTAAAAGGTTGCTCTTTATAGAATACTGCCCAAATGGCTTCGCTATCAAGGATCTGCTCGATCTTGAACGTTTCTTTGTTAGCGTACTCTAAGAGTATCTTGGGTTTTGGTCTGCTCATATATACGTGTTCCTAATTAACCACGTATATATTTATCCTTGACCGAACCCGCCCCCGTCGAACTTTACATCTATATTAGTAGTGGATTCACTTATTTCAGCTAACATTTGGTGTATTTCGTTAACTGTTTTACCTAATCTTGAAGTTAGGATGGCTAATTCAGCGGTTAATTCACGTGCTTCTTGAATAGTCACACGTATGTCTTTCTGCTGAGTTTTTTCTGCTGATACGACTCTTTGTATGAGTCGTTCGATGGCCGGCAGTGTGGTAGGAAGATTATTTTGCTGCATTTGACAATGCCAGTTTCATTTCAAGATCAGTCTTAAACGGACCTTTGTAATCATATCGCTGAAGGGTAATCAGTTTAGGACAAAAGCTCTTAACCCAACCTTTTTCAAAACGAATAATATAATAACCAGCACAGTATAAACTCTTACTATCTTCACTTTTTGTAAACAAAGGTAGTTTGCGTTGTATATCAAACATCGCATTATGCGGAGATGTACTAGTAGCATATCCGTGGACTTCGTTAGGTTGATTACTCTCAGCCTCTTTGATAATTTTAGCGATAAAGAAATCTTTTCCAAACTGTCTAGTTAGACTTTCTTTAGTCTCGTAAATTTTAATTCCGGTTTCATTACTCAATACAAATCGATTTTCTTCGTTTTTTCTCAACGTGGCAACTTTTGCACCACCTTGTTCAACGATCCAAAACTTATCTTTAATAATTGGCTTAGCGTGTAAGTCTGTCATATTGTTTCTCCAGCAAGCGTTTGATTTTTATATCTTGCATTTAGAGGCTCGGCATAAGCCTGTGCCTGATCTGCAATCTTTTTAAGATCGTATAGATTACAAAACTTAATTAATCGGATACCGACCTGACTAATATTTTTGTTAGCATTAGTTGCCGTGGCAATAGTTTCGGCTATAATTTCTTTAATATCATCTGGTTGATGTGTGAGATCAATCAGTCGACGGTTTCGTTCGTAATCTTCTAGTACTCGATGTTCGACTCCATTGTGGTCAGACCATCTCTGTAACATAAGATTGTTCCACGCATATCCGCGGCCTTTACGGTCTTCGAACGCTTCAGTAAGACCCACTTTTTTGCTTGTGCCTTTAGTACGCACACCTGGATACGCTGAGAAGACATTATCACTGGTATCACCACGCATACATTTTTCAAAGAGGAGCCATTCTGGATCTGGGACAGCTTTTGGTTCTTGCGTTTTCTTGTCAATGACTCTTTTGCCTTTTGCATCAAATATACCTTCGTGCGTGATAGTTGTTTCCATAACACCATTGTACTGTTTCACATTAGGTGCAATAAGCTGTACGAAATCTGTATCTGTGCTAATGATCACGTGATTATCGTTTGGATGGCTCTGTATCCAACCTGCAATAAGATCATCTGCTTCTAGTCGAGGATTTTGCATTACTGTACAATTAGTTTTTTCTGTAATGAAATCTTTAAATGTATCAAATGCTTCCCAGAAGATTTTTTCTTCGTCTGCTTCTTTTTCAGTATGCGCTGCTCGAGCAGCAGCACGTTGCGCCTTATAAGGAGCATAGAAATCTTTGCGCCAGCTACGACCTTCTAAACAGAAGATGACGTGACTGCCACCAAAGTCTTGCCAGGCTTTCTTTACACTGTTAAGTGTGATATGAAAGGCCATACCTAATTTAATATCGGCATCACCGTTAATCACGTGCCTAGCACGAAAAAATGTATTAGCAGTATCTACTAGAATATATGTCATTGATTATTCTTTTTAACAGAGTTAATATCAATAACGCCAGTATTAACGGCTCCACCAAAGTCGCCATCAACTACCACGTTTGCACAAAGTTCACGGAACCAACGATCAACAATCTCTTCATCTGGATCACCGTCGAAACCATATCCTTCTTGCTTTAATTTTAACACGAAATGCTCGTTCCAGTCAAGCTCAAAGAAACCGTTACGTATATTATCTTGATTGATATGTGTATGCAACACACCAACCCACGGCTCTTTCTTATGAGTGGCTCGATCTTTCTCTGTCATTTTAGCCGAATCTTCTGCTGCCTTTGCTCTTTCTGCAGCTTCGATAGATTGTTTTGCTGCTTCTGCAGCCTCTGAAGCAATAGCTACAGATCGTTCTGCTTCTGCTCGTATCTTATCAATACCAAACAGTTTTTCTACAAATTTACGCATTAGGTTCCCCACTCATTTTTAAATAACGGCACTTGCAAGCGGTCACTATAACGTAAGCCGTGTTTCATTGCCAACAATGCCACGTTCTTATTGTTTAGTGCGTAAACACTTTCTACACCACCTACTGGCATTAGATAAACGTGTCCTTTAAATCCTGCTTTGCGATAAGCGGCAATAGCACATTCTACATCTGCAAAGTCTTCCTCTGTTGCTATGACAAATTTTAAATATACGGTACCGAAATCTTCATACTCACAAACCACTTCTGGCAAAATAGCTTCTTCCCACTTCTCACCACTGCAAGGCAGTTTAGCACTTACTGAAAATGTAATCTGACGCCACATATCTTCTTTGCATTGCCAGTCTAGCAAGTATTGTTTAAACTCTTTACTTAGTTTTTGAGTACCATTTGTTTCAAATGTAATCTCTTTTAAGCCTGCCATCTTAGGATGATCTAACAAGTCTGGATAAGCACGTTGCCAACCTAGCAAAGGCTCACCGCCTGTAATAACTAGATGTTCATCCTGCCATTCGTTGTGCGGGAGAATTTCCATAATACGATCTGCAATAGCATCACTAGTTAGCATTGGACTTAGGTCTTTAAATCGAGGATCCCAACTAGCATAACTGTCACAGCCAGTTGATACTAATGGCAGTTCATTGTAATCTTTAAATTCTGCAACACGTTCTGCAATAGCTTCGACTTCGTCACTTAGTTCGCCACGTGGCATACCAAACCCTGCACATTTAAAGTTACAACCAAAGGTGCGTAAGAAAACAGAAGGCACACCCATATAGCGTCCTTCACCTTGTATGCTGTAAAACAGCTCTGCAATTTTAATTTTACTCATAATATATTATACACTCTTTTCAATAGACTTGTCAACCTTTTCCAAACGCCAACTGCCGTCTTTTTGGTCAATCCAATTTAAAGTATCGCCTTCTTTCCATCCTGTTTGTTCTAACAATTCGGGAGGAAAGGTAAGTATTGCATCACCTGTGTCGGGATCTTCTTCAACATTTAAAGTCCAGCTGTTCATATTGTGTCTTTCATACTGTTAGCTGTTTCTCCGTCTCTTTGTAGTCGACGACATTCTTCAACTACGCTTCTCGGAAAATCTGGAGATATTTCTGACATCCTGCAATCATATACTACTACTCTATGGCCGCTGAAATCAGTGTACAACATAATTATAATAACAATTACAATTAGAATAGCAGTAATAATTTTATCCATCACAATCTGTCACTCAAAAGTATTTTGCACATCAGTGCATCGTGTTCGTTAAAAAATTTAAATTTCATTTGATCAGTTTCGGGATGACTAGTATATCTTTCACCAGGTAAGCCAAAATGGTCTAATACCATAGCACAGGTTTCATTCCACCAAAACCCTTGTTGGTTACTCCAGTTGATAACCACTTCAGTCAATCTCGCCACCTTCTGATTCAGGAGCTCTTACACTAGTACAACTGTCATTCCACATAGCCTGAGCACGTTTCTTGTAATCTTCTAATTCCCATTCGGCAAGTTTCTCTCGGAATTCGCCTTCTTCAAGACCGTGCCATCCGATACAATACCCTGTAGGACTACGACCACATCCACATTTACCAAATTCTTTTGAATCTTCTTTTACTCTTATTTGCATAGTTATTCCTCGTTTTTAAAACAATGTGGAACCCACCCTGCAAACGCCACTATCCAAGCAATGCTTTCGGGCTCTTGCCAATGTAGGATAGCTAACGCAAACGCAGATCCCGTGATAAAAATTGCACAAACTTTTTTAATTAATTTCATTTTTTATAATTACCTTTTCCGGGAATAGTATTACGAACACCCCCTACAGGATCTTCCACATCTCCCTTACGTCTTGGAATTAAATGTAAGTGCGGATAAGCAACAGTCTGCCCCGCAGCTTCGCCCCAATTCATTCCGATATTAAATCCATCCCAATGCCCATCTTCCACCATCTTCTTACCGTGCATCAATGCATCAGCAAAACAATCTTCGATTACTCCATTGGCCGCATATCTAGGCACGAACAACAAATGTCCTTCAGTAACAGGATACTTATCTTTAAAAACAACAACGTGAAAATCATCGTTTACAATATCGTCCCAGGGTGCAACACCTGCTTCTTTTGCATCATCTAATGAATAATGTAAATTCATATTAACCTCTTGAACTTGTTTGAGTTTTAGTTATAGAAGGTCCATCACTGACAAAATCCATTCCAGCCATTCTGCCTTCGTATTTTTGACCATTCCAGTTCATCATAAGTTTAACTGACTTATTCATCACCACAGTTAAGTTACGACCTTCATTAAGTGCCATTACTTCTGCATCAACAGTCTTGTTGCTCGAAGTCTGTGTTACCTTACAGGTATCTCCGTATCTTGAAATCGTACTCATTTCATCCACCAGTCTTCAAAAGGAAAATCAATCCACGCATCATTTTCTGCTTTGTTAATTTCTTCGCCTACGTAATCGACTTTAATTTCTGCTTTACTTGCTAGATTATCAAACAGCACAGCAAAGCGAACATTATAATTCCAGATTTCGTCCTTCCAACGTTCGTCGTCCGGAAAGCAACTACTTTGCCAATCTTTTAAAATCCAGTTGATCGTCGTGCCTTGATCGTTAATATCATCTACGATAAGGATATTCTTTTTGCCACTGCCAGATGCCATTGCATCGTATATTTCGTGACCAAATGCATCTTCAGCCATCCAACAGTTAGTTTCGAGAAACTTCTCATCTCGCAAACTGACCTTTAGTGTTTCGCAGGGTACTTCTAGATAGTGACTGATCATCACAGAAGCAAGAAGCCCACCACGTGTAAGTCCTACTACGTAGTCTGGTTTCCATCCACTGACAGTGATGTCACGACAAATTTTACTTACTAGTCCTTGGTGTTCAGCCCAGGTTACTGTGCGCTTTTTCATATGCGGCAGCTCTCCTCATAGTCATATATTGTTCGTTTTGAATCCATTTGTTGTTGACTAGGAAACCCCAATCACGTTTATGAGGACCGGGCATAAACAATGTCCAAGCAGTTACACCTTCTTTAAGCTCTACACGATGATAGCTATCAGGAGTACAAATGCGGAAATGGCCAGGACCTCGCCAATGCTTCGTCTCTCCAACCATTTTTCCATTTTCGAAATTAGGAGTATGTTCATAGTAACCACCTTTAAGAATTAGCGTAGCATACGGCCACGGATGATCGTGTACATCGTCCGGATCTGATTTGAGAAACTTATGAATGAAAGCATTGAACGGAAACCATTTCCTATCCTTGAGAAATATATAATATCGTTCCAAGTAAGGTTCACTTGATTCACGATCAAGGATAATACGCTTACGTCCTAGCTTGTCCAAAAGTTTAAGCAACATTAAAAATCTCTTGTTCTAAATATCTTTTTAATTCTTTATCAGTAGGCTCAACTGTATAGTTGTGCTTGAAAAAGATCTCATAGCTGTCAGATCCATATTTTCCAATGCCATATAACATTGTAGCATCATTTCCGTTCCAAGTCAAGTAATCTCTACTCATTTTCATAAGACGATCATACCGTACATTATACATACCTAATGGTTTTAAAATGGTTTTTACAAAATCGGGTTCTGCATTTAACAATGTTTCTGGTCTCGGAAACCAATAAAGGAATTCGGGGAGTGTAGTCTTGACTGCTTTACGTCCAGTTTGATTAAGCATAATAACGCCAACAAAATGCTGCCAAGCCCCGTCTACCTGTTGTTGTACCATTAGATCGTCACGTAATGGAGTAATCATTCTACACCTTCACCAAACCAGTCGTCGACTTGACGCTCTGCTTCTTCTCGTGTCATTGCGTACACAAAGATACGAGCAGGCTCACCGACAGTGTGTTGTATGTCATACTTTACAACACCTGCAGGAATAAGTGCCCAATCTCGTTCTACAACAAACTCTTGTAGATTTTTTGCACGGAAAATTAATTGATCAGATAGATCTTTTGCAGTCTGCATTATAGTCTCCTTAACGTGGGGCAAACTCTTGTTGCATTTTAATGTTATCAAAGAATTCTTTCTTTGTACTTGTATCGTCTTTGAAAGCACCTTTAAGAACAGTTGTCTGTGTTAAAGATGAATGCGCCATAATGCCGCGATTCTCACAACAACCGTGTGTTGCTTGAATGTAAACACCTAGATCTTTTGCACCTGTTGCACGTTCGATTTCCCTAGCAATGTCATTACAAAGTTCCTCCTGGAGAGTACCTCTACGGGCACACCACTGAGCGATCCTCGTATATTTGCTAAGTCCGATGAGTTTCTGAGCCGCAATAAGACCAATATAAGCAACGCCAACAACGGGTTGGTGATGATGACTACACATACTGCGAAGCTCACTACGGACAACCAACATACCTTCGTAGCGGTCCTCCGAATCATTTGGAAATGCTGTTGCGTCTGGTGCTGGTTCATATCTTCCTGCCATTACTTCATTAAAGTACATTTTAGCCAGTCGACGGGCTGTACCTTTGCTGTTTGGATCATTCTCACGATCAATAAGCAATGTATCCAATACTCGTTCAAACGCTTCTGTTGCTTCGTCAATAAGTATTTCTTTATCTGCTTCACTAACGTAATCGCTGATATTATCGCCAGCCCAGAAACGTTTACGATTACGTTTCATTTTAAAACGAATAGCATCGCCTAGATAGCCTTCTTCGTAACCTTTGTCGCTCATATCATCTGCGCCTTTAAGTACGCTTTGAAGATCTTCTGATGTAAATGTTGTCAATTAAAATTCTCCGAGTTAATGTCGTGGATGACATATATTATTATTGTAACTTCTTTAGTAACGGATTACAACTAAAAAAGTTTTCTTTTAAATCATATACCTGTTTATTTAGGCTTGGCAAGAACTTTTCGTAATTTTCCATATACTGTATGATTTTCATACAGACGTCTTGTCGATGTATTTTGTATGATGTAAATGATTCAGTCCATTTACTTGGATACTTAAATGTATCGTGAGCCATTTCACTGTAGCTCAATCTATCTGGTACCATAGGAATAGCATCAACGATAGCACCTTCATACCAACTGATACCTAGAGTTTCTTGTAGATTAGCACTGAACACTAACTTAGCTTCACCTAACATATTATGATATTCGTTCTTTGAAAGCTGTTGATCCTGACATACTACAAATTCATACTGCGGTAGATGTTCTTTTAAATCTTGAAAGATTTCGACCTGTTTCTCGGGAGCGATACGATGTGGGAATAATATAAGATCACGTTTTGGCATATTTTTGTACATTACCAAAGTGTCGTGCATATATTCCATCGGCCAACCTGTTAGCACAATTTTACCTTCGTCGATAAACTCTTTAACTGTATCTTCTAGTGTGTCATCTAAAAGATTTTTGCAGAACAAGTCAATGTGAAACTGTGTAGCAAAGTAGTTGTGGTCAATGGCAGCAAAGAATGATTTCTCTGCGTGTCTAACCCACGGAGTATCACCAATAAGACGACCTAAGAAGTCCTGAGGATCATAACTACCGGCGTGCCATAATGCGTGGATAGTTACAGGAATCTGTAACAGTTCACTCATATACTTTAAGTTGATGATACCAGGGTGCCAAGCATCAGTAAACAAAAAGTGATCGCCGGGATGAACGGCTCCGTTACAAAATAACCTGCCCATTTGCTCAACTTGAGCAGACTTGTATATATTGGTGCCACCAAAATTAAGAAAAGCACCAGGAGTAGTGGCTGAAGGAATATCCGTAGGCCCAGATAGAACTTGAACATTGTGTCCTGCCTTTTTAAGTAAAGCAGGTACGTGAGTCTTCCACTGACCCGTGTACCTGGTTTCAACTGCTTCTAAATCAATTAGAAAAACGGTCATTGTTATATGGTCTCGGATTCTTGCCTTGATAAGGTTTGCGTTCACCGTTGTTCCGATCTACCCAAGGACGCTTTGGGCGTTTACTATACAGAAAGTTCTGATAGTTTTTCGAATCTTTACGGTACATATCCGCAGGGTTAAAATCGCAGAGTTCAATTCTGCAGTAGTCCAAATACGCATCCAGGTCGTCAAAGACCCGTACAACGTCAGGACGGTTTTCAAAGTAGGAATAATCCCGGTAGTTCTTAGCCATTGCAGCCTCTTATTAATATTTGATGAATGAACCATTTTCTCCGTCTTCGGAGATCTCAATCCAGATCTCGCGACCTGGATACTTATTGGAAATGACATCATACAGATCGTCTGACATCATTTCACAACTATTGAAGTCAAGGCTCAGAACGGAACCTTGACCATTATACAGCGACTCGAGCCATCGTTTGAATTGGATGAACTCGATGTCCCGGTCATTGTGGAGCACACTGATCCACACCCTGAAATGAAAGATGTGGCGATGAGGGTAACCCAAAAACGATACGTCATATTCATCTCCTGTAGCTAGATTTGGATCTGTCAGTGCTGCAGGATATTTATGAATGCCTTCCTTGCGGAAAGTAACCCATATCATTTTGTTAGGGCGAATGTCTTGCTTAATTATCATTTAACAATCCAGCACAGAGTGTTGTAAGTTCTTCTTTGGTCATAAAGAAGTTATAGATCTGTGTATCTTCAACCTTGCCGTCTTTAAGACTTTCTTGAATGAAGTTTAAAGAATATAGACCTTTAGGATTAATAACTTCCCATTGTTCTACACGTACTCGAAAACCTGCGTTTTCTTTGACAGTGAATTTTTTAAGTTTTATGCTTTCGTGTAACATTAGCGTAGTTGCTCCATTGTTATGATTTTGCTGAGTTCTTCACCGAGGTCTTTATCCTCAGTGACTACGTGTAGACTGTGACGATTCTCATCGGTCTTACGGTCATACTTGGTAGTTTCGATAATAGTGCCTCCACTGGCACTATAGACATTTAGTCTAAATCCCTGTGACTGAATGTTTGGGCCTTCACTGTCAACAGCAATAACATTGCCGTACTCTAGCTCGTCATCGAGCATTAGCCAGTTGCGAATTCTTTGTTTAAATGTTAATTTCATAGTTTTTTCTTCTACTGTATATCGTACAGGACGAACCATCGAGTTAGCTGTTTTTATCGATCTCTGTAAGCGATGGATAGATTTTGCTGTTGAGGCATATTGCCCAATATTACTCATTTGATAATCTCATCTTTGCCATATTGATCCCAACTGGTAAACTTATCTCTACCAAGAAGGTCGTGGAGGTTATGACACCACACTCCGGGATTTGTTGCTGCAAAATCGTTGTCGTCTATCTTAATTGTAGCATTATATCCTAGCTGTGTCAAGTAGGGCAGTTTAACCGAAATTTGCGGAATGAACTGACGATGCTCTACAAGGGCACTTTCAAGAACACCTTCTACCACACTTACATCAAAGTCTAGGGTACACCAGTAACCGGCATCCAAACATTCTTGGATCATATACTCCCAAGGACTCCATCCATCAGCATCATTGGTTCGAAGTTTAGGAAAACTTTGATTAGCACCGAAGTAGATATGCTTGATACGTTTGCTCTCGTCGAGTAACGCTTGAGTATCGCCAGCAATATGTAATACTGTTTGGGGATCGTGTGTGCCTACCACAAACAGGGTTTTCATTCCATAGGCAGGAGTCTTTTCAATCTCAACGCCAGTAAAGAATGTAATGTCTCCAGCAACACCGGATGTGTAATCTCGTTTCATTCTTCGAAACCTTCTTTAAGTAGTTTACGTTGTTGTTCCCATTCTTCGTCTGCTTTTGCACGAGCTGCATCACGTTCAGCACGATGGGTTGGGCATAGTGTAGAGATCCACCCTCTACCACCTGCCTCACCAGGAGCACCGCAATCCTCGCAGACTTTACCGCTCATCTGTTCTGCCATAGCAATGATACCTTGTGTATAGTCGTCACCGCCTTGTACATAAAAGCGCAAGTCTCCAAACTTTTCTTTTACTTGTTCGGCAACAACTTGTGGAACAACTTGGCCGTCTTTGTTTTTCCAATCAATATGACTTTGAATAAGCTGACAGGCACTGTTCAAAATATCAAACCAGCCTTTGCCTACAGCAATGCCGCCGTATTTGCCTTCAAAGATTTTTGGAAATACTTTTGGAAAGTATTCTTGCATTTCTTGTTCTGTCATATAATACGTCCTAATCCTAAGTAAATTAAAGTTTCTAATTCAAGTTGATAGTCTTGTCCTAGTCTACGCTTTTGATAAATGGATTCCAGCACTTCTTTGCCATCACCATAGTCCATAACACCCAAACCACGTGACTCCAATTCTTCAATCAGGTCTTCTGTATCAAAGTCGCTTAGTTCAACATCTACTTCAACTTCAGTAAAAATTGTCTTGTACATTACCAGGTACTTACATCTGTGATGTCAACGGTGGTGTCAATATCTTTGTCATCATCGTTGAACAGGTTGAACTTGACAGTGACCGAAGGGCCAATGCCGCTTGTGTGTGCTGATTCAAGAGTAAACCATTCTACTTCTTTGAAGTGTGCAGCCATCTTAGCAAGTTTTTCAACTTGCGTTCGATTAAGAGTAAAA